TAGGTTGTACAGTTAATTCTATTACTGTTGAAGATGAACCTCGAATATTTTCAATTGAAGCTACATTTAAAGAATTAATTGTAATTTGTCCTGTAGTGTAATCAATTGTACCTTGTGTGTTGTTAGCATACACTCTTGTAGCACCAGAAAAACTATAACGTCTAACATTACCTAGACCATCATCATCTAAGAAAAATATAGTTGATGTGTCACCATTAATTTTAAAACCTGTTGAACTTAAAATACCACCTTGTTCTGCTTTATGTCCTGAATGAGGATTATATAAACCATTTCTAAAGTAAATGTCATATCTTGTAGATGAATTTAAGGTAGGTGTAAATGATTTTCTTATTCGTAAAGTTGTAATGTTAGAAACGATACTTGAATCTGTATCATCAATTAAACCTGTGACTTTTGAATATCTAAAAACACCATCAAACTTTTGTAATGTGTCTGTGTTATAATTTGTTAAAGTTGTAATCACATTTGATTTTAAAGTATCAGCAGATTTTGTAGTTGTCTTTTCATCATACTTAACTGTTGATGTTAAAAGAATAGATGTAGTTTCAGGATCAACAATTTCTGGTCTTACAGATGCCACATTATATTTTTGTAATTCTGTTTTAATAGATTCTTCGGTAGCAGTTGTTAATGTAGAACCTGAAGCCGCCTTAATAGCAATTTTAATAACTCCGTATTGTGGTGTTTCATCATCTTCACCACCCCAGGCACTAACTGATTGAGCATTAGGATAAACTTGTTGAACTAAAGTTTCATAATCACTTGTTGTAACAGCTCTATCTTGCCTTGAATATTGTAAAGGAGCATTAAATCGAATTGATTCATTTGTTTGTGGTTCTGATCCACCTTGTGCTGATGATACAGTTGTAATTGTAACATTGGAGAAACCACCAACAGAACCTGATAGTGTAAATGTTGAAGCGCCATTGGCTGCTGTTTTATTTGTAACAACATATTCTAAGATAACAATATTACCATCGGCTAATGATTTTCCTGTTACACCATCACCAAAATAAACTTCATGTTTACCATCTTCAACCTCTTGTAAAAAATAAACTTGTGAAGTAGAATCTAAATTTGTAAGTCCTGTTGCTTTTGTATAAGTCGCTGAAGTAGAATCAGAGGTAGAATTTTGAACAGTTACCTTTAAAGTAGAAGTATCAGCACGATTAGACGGTATAACAAATCGTTGGTCTGAATCAGATGAATTTACTGTGTATCGAAATGTGGTTAATGTTCCTTCATAAATGGGAATATTTGAAAACTGATAAACACCACTTGATGGTGTGATTGTATGTGATGAGTTGGTGACAAATTGATATGAAGTATTATCGACTGTTGATGTAAAGACAGTTCCTTTTGCCATTGTAATAGAAGTTCCAGAAGCATTGTTTACTAAAATATTAATAGACGCTGTAGGAGCTGTAGCAGATGTTGGAGTATATCCAATCATCTTTGCTAATGATACAATATTTTTTCTGATGTCAGCACTATCAAGGTACATTTCATTGGCTAACATATTAGCATTAAATGATAAGTAATGTGAATTGTATGCTAATAAATCGACAAGTATAGAAAGACCAGAACCTTCAAAATCATAATCAGAAAATTCTGCCTGTGATTGTAAAAAAGTTTTTAAATTGGATTTGATAGATTGGAAATCTACGTCAGAAATATTTAATTTGTTACTTGCCATTTTATCTTAATCTTTCTAAATAAGTTGTTACTACGACTGGCTGTTCAAAGTTAACCACATAAAAATAAATTCTAATTTGAATAGAGTTTCTTTCAATATCATCATTAACTGTTACTTGTTCTACTTTTGCTCTTGGTTCATAGTTTGCTAAAACTTCTTCTACTTTTCGTTTAATAAAAGTTGCTGTAAGTGGGGTAAATGGTTCAAATAACATTTGACGAACACCACTACCCAATTCAGGTCGAAATGGTCTTTCGTAAAAATTAGTTTGAATTAAATTACGTACACTTCTTTTTACAGCATCTACGTCTTGTATTTTTGCTACATCATTTGTAACAGGATTTCTTGTAAAATCTAAATCTAAATCACTAAAAAAACTTCTAGCTGACCTATTACTTTTATTTGTAGATGAAGCATCATAGTTTGCCATAGTGTTAATATTTATAAGTTATCCAGAGAAAACATTAGAAGAACCTGAAATCATGGCACCGGCATCAGCACTATCTCCTACACGACCAACAGGTATACTATTTACTCTAACTGTCGAAGAACCGGCATTTAAAAATCTTACATGAGGCGGACAAGGCGGATTAGGAGGTGCTGGATGTGACACGGTTGGAGCCCCAACGACAATTATTGGTATTCCATTGGCTCGTACCGTATTATCTGTATTTGATGAAGCAATAGTTGTCACTGCTGTACAATCGTGCCCGGTTGACAGACTATCACCTACTCTACAAACGGCTGGCATTACTCTTTAGAATGAACACATGAAGTACAACACTGAATTTGAACTTCTTTATTGTCTCCATCGGTATGATTTTGATAACAAGTTGTTCCACAGTGACACTCATGTCCACAATTTTGACAAATTTTCATTTTTTACCCCTTTTTCTTATATTTATTAGTAAGTACAAGTGGCATTTGCCGATCCTATCTCTGTTTTTGTCAAATCCTCAATATTTTCAGTAGCAGATTTACTAATTTTGTCAAAATCTGGTGAAATTTCACAATTTTTGTACTGAAAACTACAGGAAATGTTGAAAAATATACAAAAAATCACAAAAATACTGAAAAATAAGGGTTTTTTACTCATATTTTTTCCATTTTTTTTGGTTTTTTTGCTTGACTTATTGAAAATATTCCGTTATTGTATATTTATGAATACAACGAAAGGAAAAAACAATGGGTAAAGTAAAAGAATGGCTTTATGATGAAGTCGAAAGTCAGGTTGAGAAAATCTGTAAAGCTTTTAAAGATGAGATTATCACAAAAGACGAGGCAATCGAATCTTTAATGAAAATTCAAAACATTGATGTATATGTAGGTGATGAAATTGATTATTCTATCGCCTCTGAAATACTTGATGATGAGATTGGCGGTGTTTATGCCTAATTATAAAGTAACTTGGTTATCAGGATATGGTGACAATGACGGTAAATCTGAAATTCACTCACTACAAGAAATTAGTGATTGGGGACTTGATGCCTATATGGGTGATGAGTGGAAAAGAGATTTCACTATGTTAAATGTCGGCGAAGAACTACTAGTTAGTGGTCCTTGTGGCATTGAAGAAGTTAAATACGAAAGGATATCTTAATGTCAATAATTTACGGAGTTATAGGAATTATAGCGATGGTATTTGCTTTTGGAACTGTAGAAGCAAATAACTTTCTTTTGGGATTTGTGTCAATGGGAGTTGGCATCATTTCATTTATTATTAGTTTATATTACATTTTAAAATAGGAGAAACACATGATACAAGTAAAACCAGCCACTACAATAGAAGAAGGTATTCAAAACATTATTGAAGCCTCAAATAAAGACTATGAAAAAGATATTACGAATGAATCAATGGCAATAGAATTTACAAAAAGTTGGGAAATTATGCCCGGTAAAAAGTTTGTAAAACTAGTGTCTAAAAAATCAGTTCACTCATTTATTGTAAAAGAAGATATGTACACACCCGGTGGGCAAATTCAGTTTAAAAAAGGTGATGTTCTCAAGGCGGCATCTTGGAGTAAACCGGCTATGAATAGACCAAGAGGAAATATTTTTGAGGGTAACTTTCCAATGCAATGGACTGGACCTTTATATTTGAGATAAAGTTTTCTCCACTTTCCTTTCTGTTGTTATAAGTGAAGCGGTGCCTGTTGTGGAGATAGGCACCGTTTTTTTGTATTTAACAGAGATTTTTTAGATGTAACAAAAATTTAATATTAAAGGACTTTTAGTAATATTCTTAGATATTTTGGACCCACATCCGTGGCAGTTGTGCCTCTAAATTGAAACGATACTTCATAGTTATGACCATTAATCACAGATTTAAATTTTATGAAGGCATATTTTCTTTTGCCTTTTTCTGGATAACCATAACTATCATCATTCAGATTTGAAATTTGAACTCTATGATTAAACCCTTTGACTGCTGAAACATAGTTTAAACCTTGCCTTACTTTATTTACCAAAACAACATCAGGTCCTAATGCTTGAACAATAATATCTTTTAAATTATTTTTTACAGTTGAGTAAGAAGGTTTTTTTGTCTTTACAACAAATTGTTTTCCAAAGTCAAGCATCTTTGTACCATCAAAACCAAAAAACTCATTAATTTGCCTTTGTGTTTTTGAATCAGCAAAATATCCGCCAATAGAACCATTAAAGATATAAAATTGATTTGTAAATTTTAGAGATAAAAAATATGTTTGTTTGCCTACCTTTAAATCTACATCTGATACTGCCATACCGCTATTGTTTTGAAGTTTAATTTTACCGCCTGTAAACTGAGGTGGTCGTTTTGAGTTTCTACTTCCTACTTGTTCTGCTAAATATCGGGAATCTTGTTTTAGTTTAATTTCTTTTTGTAGTGCCTTTACGGTATCACC